TTCTTCGCTTCGTCCTTACCGACCCAGTTCTTTTTGTCGAACACCGGCACGATCTTGCAGTCGCAACCGACGTGCCACTCATCCATGTGCGGGGTCAGATCATCGAAGTAATTCTCTTGGTCAGCCTCGAACATGTCGACAACGTCTTCATCCTCAAGGCCACCCGGCTGCAAACCCGCGCTCGCAGCGTTGTCATACACCGGGCCGCGAGACACCAACATCAGGCACCAAGCGCACGTCTCCCGGCCGGTCGCGACCCTGGCCCAACCCTGCACAGGCTCAAAGACCTCGCGTTGAACCGTGAGATTCTCAAGGATGGTTTGACCGCCCCATGTTTGGCGCTCAATCTTCTCCAGGCCGGCGAGTTGCCGAAACTCTCTGAGTTCATCTTCGGTCAACTTGATTCGGCCACGCTTCACGATTTCCTCGACCGGCCGGTCGGTTTCCACGGCTTTGATGATCTGCCGGCGCCCAGCAGTCTCAACATCGCGCACCGCAAGCATCGTCAAACGTGTCACCGCCGCTTGGTTCGACTCTTGGGCCTGCATGCCTTTACGGGCAGGCTCCATGTCCTGCGCGAACGTCTCGAAGCTGTACGTTTCGAGTAGCACGTCGTGGCGCGGGAGTGCAGGATAAACTTCTGCACGTTGCGCATCGTAGAACGTCCTCGCCAACTCAGCGGACTCCCGGCGCTTCTGCTCCACGAACGGGTACATAAACTCCAGCATGTTGACCCAGCCGGTCAGCGACAACAACGGCTGCATAAAGTACTCCGCAACCTTCTGCACAAAAACTGCTGTCGCAGCAGCGATCACAGCAGCAGCGGCGGCGTACTCCTCCGGTGTCACCCGTTCACCAACTCGTCCGGCGGAAGCTCACGCTCCTGCGTCGGCGCCGGCACACCGCGTGGCGGCCCATACAACTGAGCCAACTGCCCCATCGGGTTCTCTTCCTCATCCCAACGGCGCATCTGCTCACGCTCAGTAATTGAGTACCCCATGTCCAGGCGGGCTTGCTCCTTGGGCACAACACCCAAACCGTTCGCGAACAACTTCACCGCCGCATCAGCCTTCGCCGCATACGTCGGGGTGCTGGGGTCGGCCCACACAGTTTCCATGCGGTACATCTCCGAAGGGATGTCGCCGTTCATGACTTTGTGGGCGATCCGCATCGCTTGCTCCCACGAACCGCCAAACACACGGTTCTTACGCTCAACCTTTTTGACGAGCCGCGACTCCGACGACTTAATGGCTTCCGCGCTGGCCGGGTTATCGGAGGAGAAACTTAGGTACTGCGGTGGCAGGCCGGTGTACGCAGCCGCCTTACGATCCAGCGCGTCGAGAGCGTCAACGAAGTTGCGAAGCTCAGCCGCACTAAACTGCTGCGCTTTGGCATCAGGGTCTTCAAAACCCAGAATGCGGGCCATATACGCGTCATACATCTTCTCCCCCGTTTCGGGGTTGACACCAAGGTCTTCCGGCTTCACGCCGAAGATCAGACGTTGCGGTATCGCCATGAGTTCCGCTGTGCCTTGCATGTCCATCATGATCCTGGCCGCGGCATCAGTCACGCTGCGTAGCTCAGGCGTAATCTCAGACGTGCCATACAAATCCGACAACCGCGTGCGGTTCGGCAGAGGCACCACCGGCACCAGGCCCAGGTCGTGTCGCACCCGCGAGACGAGCCGCCAGTTGTAGTCGCGATTAACAACGTCGCCTTTGTAACTCCACCCGCTGTACGACCCGGTGTACGGCTGGCCCGAAGGCTTCCGCACCCACTGCAACGTCTCGTTCGGCAGATATAGCGTTGTTGATATAAGTTCGGACTGATCTTCGGTGTAGATAGCGCGGATAGCATCAGTGACTTGGCGGGTCCGCGGATCAATCACCGCATAAAGCGCGGTAGGCGGCTCCACCCTAATGATCGGCACATCCGAAGCCACGAACCCGTCAAACTCAGGGTCAGGCGCCGAAACCGTAATGTACGCACGCCCATACACGAAAGCATCCGTATGCCCAAGCGTGCCTTCGATGTCGAGGTTGTTAGCGGTCCACCAATCCCAGAGCTTCATGTCGGCGTCATCAGACCCGCCCATGCGGAAACCCTCAACCTCTTGGCGCTCCGCTAGGGAATCGACGTACAACCTGGGGTAGCCGACGTGGGCGAGCAAAGCCCGCATCTCTGGCGGGACCGCGATACCAATCGCTTCCGGCCTTCTGAGAGAGTCATAATAGGCTTTGTCGTCCCTTAGTCCCAACTGGGATTCCTCAAACTTCGACAGAAGTTCGTCGCGCCGGTTCTCGTTCTCGGTTGCCATTACCTCACCACCGCCACGCGCCGACTCCTATTGTTCTTGCTCATAAGGTATTCATGCCTTAATCCGTATGCCATGATGGCCGCGACCGCAGCATCAATCTTCTTGGAAGACTCTTTACTTGCTTTCCTCACCGAAAGTCCCCCCCAGTTCGTCGGGTGGCGCCGGCAGTTCAACGTGTGTTGCCGCAGAACAACATTGCCGTTGTGCAACAGTTCTTTCTCAAGTACTGAGTCTAGGAACCGCTCGCAGTCGAGAGTGAACTTCTTCTGGTTCGCGCCACGCATGTCATACGCAATCACGTTTCCTGGGCACGCTTGGACTCGGATCTTCCTCCTGAAGTCACGACTCCAGTTGTCGATGTAGCTTTCCCAGAGGTGGGTGTCTGCGCGGAAGCCAACAACCTCGTACTGGGCGAAACACCCACGCACAGTGGCGTCTACGTCCTCGCGTGGGATGTCACCGCCATACAGTTCGGGGTTCCACACCTTGATCGGGAACAAGCAGCCGTCTGAGATCCTGCACGCAACCACCGCGGTGTGGTCGTGGTTCTTCGACCCGTCGAACGCCAAGGTGATTTTGTCGCCCTTCACCAACTCCAGTTCGGAATTGGCGCACGCATCCCACTCATGCGGAGCAATGAACGAATCTTCGGTGGCTAGGATTTGATTTAAGTGCTTCCGGCGGCTCTCAGTCACCGGGTTACGCACGTCGAGGATCGCCTCGACTATCGCATCGACTGGCAGCCAGTGCGAGTCGCCTCTGGCTACCTCGACACCTTCGCGGAGCTTCGCGACACCCGCCGCATAACCCTCGGGATCAACCTGCTGCGAGGGAATCTCAGACACCGGAGTGTCCGCGGGCGCTTCGAGGGCGTCGTAGAGGACACTTACCTCGACTGCGTCACCGGACTGCCATGACACCCAGGCGTCGTAGTCGCGCTCTGCGACACTGTCCTCGCCGGGGATGTGCGCGTTGCACAGTGAGAGGGTGCGAGAGTTCGGGATCTTGGTTACGTTTCCGGCGATCACGCCGGCCAGGGTGTGGCCGTCGTTGCTGTCGAGCCAGAACTGAGTCTCGTTGCGGACTACGAGCGTTGGCCGGTTGCCCTCCATAGCGTGCGGGCTGGATGTAACGGCTTCAATACGACCACCGTTGCCGCTATGGAGTACCGTCTTGTTCACTTCAACTTCGTAGGTGTCCTTGAGTTTCTTGGACACCATCACCGGCATCAGACTCATTGTGTTACGAGTCTGATCCTGCGATACGGCCACTACCTGAATCCAGGGCGCGTGCCTTGGCTTGCCGACCGGGTCGCCCTTCAAATTGAAGTGCGAGAACGCAACTGGGCCGCAGAGTTCTGCTAGCGCGAGCGCGGCGGCAAACGGGTCTTTTCCGGTCCCCTTCGCTTTTCGCGTGATGACATCGCGGTAGAGGTAGCTGCCGTCTTCTTTGACGGCGAACATCCAGAGGATCAGCCGGCACTGCGAGAGCGTGGGCAGGAACGGCCCTTCACCGTCTGGTGACCGGACGTAGGTTGCGAGCCAGTTAAGTAGCTCCCAGCCCAAAGTTCGCTCAGGCAGATACCAGTTTCCGTCTTTCGTTTTCGCCCACACTGGACCGATCATGTGCGGCGGCTGGGGAAGTAGTTCGGGCACGACGCACCGACCTCCCTAGTCGCCATTCCATGATTGTTCTGTTTCGCTTCGATGAGTTGCATGTAATGCAGGCAGGAAGAACGTTACCGATTGAGTGGCGGCCATCCCGCGATATCGGAACAACATGATCCATTGACATGCGTCCGCTAGCGCCGCAGTAGAAACATTTACCGTGGTGCCTTGCGACTAACCGATTCCAGTCCTTGGCAGAGATATGTAGAACTCCGACGCCAGCCATTCGGGACTTACGCTTGCGCTTGGCCCGCTTTGGAACATGCGGGTTGTCCTTCTGGTATTGCTTTGAGTACTCAAGACGGTGTTCACGCTCTTTGCGGTAGCGTTCACGATTCTCGGCAGGGCTGGCTGGATTAGCGCGACTGTAGGCCGACGACTTGCAGGCCCTGGTGCAGTAAAGAGCGTGTGGACGCTTACCCTCTGGCATTCGGACGTTGCACCCGGCGCACCGTTCAGCAGGCTTTTTCTTATAGTGCTTTCGCCAAGCCGCGGAGTCTTTGCAATTCCTGGTGCAGAACTTTCTGCGGAAGTGTGCATCTGCGGGTAATTCGTCTCCGCAGTAATCGCATGCGCGTGTAGCATCGGCCATGTCGGGACTCCCAAATAGTCTCGGCGTTTACCCCGGCGGTCGTTGACGCGACCGCCGGGGCCTTTTGTTCTATTGTACTGGCTTGTCTGACAGTTATTTGTTCCAGGCGATTTCGCAGTCGGACAGCGGTGGTGGTGGCGCGGTGAGGATGACCCTCAGGTTGGTGGAGTTACCGGTGGCGAGGTATTCGAGTAACGCCCGGTCTCTGATGGCGTTGTATCCGGTGGTGGCTTGGGCGCCTTCGACTACTTGGACTACGCAGTCGAGTTTCTCGCGGGCGTTTCTTTCGTTCTGCTGCTGGCGC